CATAGATTGTTTCATAATTTTCTCCTTTCGCCCCACGATTCGCACAAGCGCCCCGCATTGCTTTTAGTTTTATTGTTTGCGCCCCACCATTCAATTAAGCCCAGCATTGCGCTAGTTTTACGTCATTTCGGACAAAATAAAAAAGCTCAGCATTTGCCGAGACTTCCTAATTTACCGTATTATCTTTGAGTCTTTCCCAAACTTCTTTCGCTTGTTTCTCCAACTCAGTAAATTCAGGCGGATAAGTGATTTCAATCGTGACACCTCTTGACCGATCGTCGTACTTTGTTGAATTAATTTGAATAGTGTCGATCTCTTCAGAATCAATGTCGTGCAAAAATTCAATCGCGGCTTCTAATAGTATTTCATTCACAGGCGATGGCTCTGAACTGATAACTTCACCTTGAATTTTCCCAGCTGCAATTTCAATAGCCTTTGCCTCGATCACATCTGGAATTGGTTCACCACAAAAAGCACAGGTTTTACCATTCGTAGACCAATGCATACACATACTAATCATTCCTTTTCTAAATATAGTTTTTATAAATCACTGTAGCCCCCATCGCTTCATACCAGCTAACTGTTTCTTTTAAGTTTGGCTGCGTGTGAGATAAGAGTTGAATAGTTAGGTTGACGGTATTTTTTTTAACATAATTAGGAAGATCTAGGTCACGGCAAGGGTTCCATACAAATGGTCGCCATGCGGTTGATTCATCTGAAATGTTTCCATTTTTTATTACTCGCTCGAAATAATCGCTATTGATTTTATTATCTGATTTTTCATACTTATCACCAATAACAACATAGGCATAATTTCCGTTCCACTGATCTCTTAGACCGTTTGGACTGTTTTCAGCCTCTATCGCTGTTTTGTAAACCTCAGCAATATCTACATTCACACTGATCGTCAGTACCGCTTCGTTAAAGTCATTCATCATTATTTCCTCCGCTTCAAATTAACACCGAAATTATCTTGTGCAAATTCATCTAATAAATCACCAAATAAACGCTCATACTCTGCGTCAATATCTTTGTCTAATTTCGGCATATTTGGAACATCTGTACATCTGCATCGACCATGAAAAGGCGCACGGTTCTCACCAATGATCGCTTCACTCAACTTGTATGGGTTGTTCTTTGCTTTGCCACCGCATATTGAACATACCTTTTCATCTTTTGCAGTTAAGACATTGTATTCGTCTACGCCAGTTTCAATATAAGATTTCTCAATACCATCTTGAGCGAATTTAGCGTATTCTGTTCTCACAAGATTTTCGATCGCCTTGTTGTACTTCGATTCCTCCCTTTTGAACATATCGCATATTTCTGGGTCTTCTCGCATTGTTCGTAATGCCACGAGAACTCCTTCACCGCTTGCTACGCTAGTTGTAATGGCATTGGATAGCTTCTGCTCAAGTGAGGAAATATTTCCCCATAGGCGACGTGAGAACGTCTTTCCTGACCAAGGATAGTTTAGATAATGTTCAAGCTCTTCCTTAGATAAATAATTCGGCAAATCTACGTTCAAAATCTGCGCAAGTACGTTTGCGTTTGATGCGTACGAACGTTGCAAAATATCTTCTAATCGATCCGAAAAGTATTTATTCACATCTGAATCTATTGCATGCTCTGCAAGAATTCGAAAAATATCGGACCGTATTTGCAATAAGCGATTTACCTTTGCATAATCAAATGCTGGAAAGTATTCTTCAATGAATTCTTTATATTTAGCATCGTACATTTTGAGGGATTTATAGTTCTTTTCCACGTATTCACGATATTTTTTCTGATCGCTCTTGCTATAAAATTCCATCATCTCGGCATAGGTAATATCGTGTAAATCTGCTTGAGATAATAACTCTGCTTGAATTTCTTTCAACGCATCGGGAAAAACGCTAGTTAGTTTCCTTAGCGTTTGATTTTCCATTTTGAGCCTTGCCAAATCTTCCAGTTCTCGACGTTTGGTCCAATACTTCGTTTCTATTACGCTCAATATTGACACCTCCATATTCGCCATCTGGATATGATTGTCCGCTTTCGACGTCAATCATTTCGTTTTCATAATCAACATCTGTGACGAACGGAATCTGACTTTGAATGGTACGTTTAGAAACATACGGTGCTAATTTTGGTAGGGCTTCAGCCAAATAACTTAAATCTGTTGGCAGCGAACGAGAGAAGGTGAAAATGATCTTCTCCGGATCAATTGTAACTTTCTCGGCAAAATTCAAATAAGCAGCCATAACTTCGGCACACTCTTTCAATCCTTCTCGAAAGTACTGTTCTTTGGTATTTGTCTTAGCTTCTAAACTAATGATTTGCCACTTTCGGGCTTCCCCAGAACTATTCGACTTAAAGACTTCGTCATTGAAATAAATTGCTTTACACACCGTGTAGAATTGCTTTTTAAGAAGATCAAAATGATACTCGTTGAAATCCTTTTGTAGATCCTTTGTCACGTAGCCGGCTTTCGCATTAGGGTCTTTCAGATTGATGATCCCTAGTTGCTCCATCATCTTCTTGGCTTTATCCTCGGACAAATCTGCCCCAGTGATCAGCATATAAGCTAACTTGAATTGTTCAATCTCGTTCTGCTGATCAGATAAAACACGATCAATAGCATCACTAATCTCCTCTGCAACTTCAAAGTCACAGTAACGGTTTGTATTGTTTTTAAACTCCGTAAGATTGATAACGCCTAAAGGATTAGGAACATTACCCAGCGGTTTAAATGCTCCTTGTACCGTGCCAGGGTAATCAGTATATCGAGCATAAGTAAATATTGATTCCGGCGTGACAACCTTCATCTCTTCATAAAACTTCTTTTGATATGGATCGTATTTCTCTTTAATGTACACCGCGCCGTTTTCGTACTTTTCAGCTTTCCACGGCTCAATGTTGCTTGCTCTTAGTTCCCAACCATCATTTGTCTCAACAGGCTCCAGTAATCTGAAAGCAAGCCCTGTCGCTCCTTGAAATGTTGCAGTATCGGGGTCTAACATTCCAAACCGCATAGTACTTAATTGTCTCGTGAGTGTTTCAAATTCTTCTGGGGTAGAAGGGGCGCTGATAACATTACCCAGTAATTTGTCTCTCATTCGTTGAATGAATGTCCTTTTCTGTTCCGAAACATCATAATCCCATTTGATTGGTATTCCAGTGAAATGGTTAACTGCTTGATCAACGACAACTGAATACATTCCAGCATGAATCTTATTGTTAACCTTAATGATTTTTGTTTTTGGTTTCTCACGACTGTCGATCTCGTTTTTCTCGCTAGTATAAGCAAGATACTTTCTTTCTCGATCATCGAAAAAGGGCTTCATATCTTCCATAAAAGCATTAGGATCAAAAAGCTCCTCTTCAATCTGAGTTGAATATTTAGTTCTTAAACGTTTATATTTTTTCAATGTGATTTCTGAATAAAACAAAGACTCACCTCCTAATAAGCAATAAACTCAAAGTCATCTGCTTCAATAATCGTTTCTGCAATTCCTGTAACTGCATCCGGAGCATCATCATGAGCGTTCTTACCTTCACGTTGATAGCTAACCATAGCCTCATAAAAGTCCGGCCAACGTGTCGCCCAATCATCTGGATAGTAAACGTGGTTTTCCACCCAAGCGCTGTTCGCCAGTATCCTAGACAGTTTATTATCAGATTGATGAAAGTCTTCAAATACTGCTCCTCGATAGCCGCGCTCTTTTGTAATTCTTTCTGAGTTTCTTCTGAATCCACGCCCACCGTTATTTCCCTCAATCCGAACGTTATTTACGCGATTGCGGATAATCATATTAGCGTGAGCAATCTCGGTTGTTTCCATTGGTTCTTTAGTGTACATGACATCCAAAATATAAGCGTCATGATCAGCGGTTTCCGCAAAAACAGGGGATGCAAAATAATCGGCACCCTTATCAGCAGTGTCGGTGTAATTCCATATTTTGATAATGTTTTCAGGCAATGTATCGTAGGTAAGAAATTTCTGATAAAGCCTGCCTTTTTGGTCAATCGGTTCTTGCTGATAGTTCGCATTAGCTATCACAGTTCCCATTGCTGATCGTTTCTTAACGAAATCATCAAATGATAACACGTCGGAGCAGAGCATCTCTTGAGATTCTTCATCGATTAGAGCTTTCATAATAACTGTGCGTAGCTTATAGCCCATTGCCGGCATTTCATCAATGATCCGTCCTGCTAAATCTTTCGAATGCCAGCGTGTCATGATGACAACTATCTTTCCGCCTTTTTCAACACGCGAGAGCATCTGTTTTGTGAACCAGTCCCAGTGCTTTTGAAGCTCGTTCTCGTTCATGGCTTCCATAATTCCTTTAATGACGTCGTCGATGATCAGCAGGTCAAAACCTTTACCAGTCGCTGAACCGCCAGGAGACGTTGCGAGATAGCTAAATTTTGCGCCTTGAGATCGGAAGAGCGTCGTGTAGGGAAAGAGTGTAGATCTCGGTGGTCG